CAATGTTAAAGTAGCTGTTGCTGAGAAGATTGTGTCGTTGTTGTTATCAGCAAGAGCACCAGAGGTTGATGTAGAACCAATAGTTGCAACTTCTAACTCTTGAACTCCAATAGAAGAGTTACCCAAACGAATGATGTCTCCAACTGCAAAGCTAGAAGCAACGTTTGATACTGTGTTCTGTGCGAGTAAGTACTCTGCAACAGTCACGTTAGATGTTTGTGTGAAACCTGTTTTAACATCGGCGGCAGTAATTATAACGCTAGTGTTACCAACTGCAACATTCAATGCTACGTTAGCTATACCTGCTACGTTATTAGAAACTGATGATTCAAATGCACCAGAGCTATCACAAACTGATATCTTCAAAGAGTTTCCAAGAGAACCTGGATACTTTGCTACGAAAGATGCTAAGTTTGGAACAGTTACTTCATTGTCATAATGTTCTCTGTTCTTGATTTGTATGGCCATTTGAGCGTTAGCTGAGTTAACTGCAGTTGCAGGGTTCTGCAATACAGTTGCGTTTAATGCCGTAGCTGCTACAGCTCGGCTTACGTATAATGCGTTCCCATACGCGAGGAAGTTGGCAGCAGTGAAAAATGATTCAAAAGACGTACCGTCTGGCTTGTGAAACCTAGATACCAACTCTTCTTCAGATGAAATAAGAGTTGCAACTTCTGCAGGACCCCACTTAAAGGAACCAGCAAATGCACCTTCTGTTGTTGAAACAGCAGGCACAATAGTTGTTAAGTCAATTTCTGAAACATTTACACCAGGACTTACTTGGAATGCCATGGCTTAATTCTCCTTCATTAAGGTTTTGAAATGCTTGATTTGCATGTCATTATTTATAAAAAAGCGGCTTTCACCACGATCCTTCAATTTCATAAGGCGTAGCTGTTATCCAATCGTCCGACTTATATTTTTGCATATCATCTTCTGGATCATGTATACCATCTTGAAAGAATCCAAATGGTAACATTTCTTCTTCTATAGCCTTTTCGTTTGCTAGAAGTAAGTTCTTTCTTATATCTATATCAGTCATTTCTTTAAAGTATTCTTGACCTGTTAACCAAGCAAACAATACCAATGACATTACTAGATCATCATTGTATCCTTCTTCAGCTGCATAGCTTTGACCTCTTACAACAAATGCAGTAAGCTCTTTAAGTATTTCAAAATCATTGATCTTCAAACGATCATTTTCAATAATAGTCTTTAGACCTGCACAACCAACTCTCTTCAATTGTTTAGTTGTTCTAACACCCAACTGTTGAGACTTACCTCCAAAGCCAGCTGTCAATAATTGTCCAGCTCTACCTTTCCATTCAGCTGTTAGTATACCTTCGTACTCTAACTCATGATGTAGTATGTCAGCAACTTGTTGTCCTATGTCATTAATCTCGACAAGTACGATAGCATCATTATACTTACGTGCAGCGTCATAAATAATAGAAGGATATAGCATAGGAGCAATAACATTGGATCTATACGTACATACAATTTCATAAGGCACAGTAGTACAATCAACAACAGTAAAAGCGCTATAATCATTTCCTATACCTCTTGAAGTATCAACACTAATTGCATATACATGACCTCTTTCTGTCTCTTTCCATATCTTCATATTCTCATTTTGTGATATTGGTTCATGGAAAGTTAATGCTGCTAGCTTACTAGGATTGATAAGAGTGTTTGATGAACCAATAAAGTCACATTCAAACTCTTGTCTGAATTGTTCTTCACTAGTATTCTTGATTGTCTGTTCTTTCCACTCTTCATCTCTACCAGGTACAGCAGACCAATGAACTTGGATAGGAACGTATTCGTTTCTTCCTTCTTCTGCATCTACCCATAACTTGTAGAACAAGTTCATACCTTTTGGTGTAGATGTAATCATAACTCTTGATGTTCTACCAGATGAAATGGTAGGATAGACTGATGCAAAGAACTCTTCTTGTAGTTGTGAATCTACGAATGCAAACTCATCAAGATATACTAACGAAAATGAACCACCTCGTATAGCAGATGATGATGTTGAACTTGCAAGAACCTTACTTCCATTCTCTAACTCAAGACTACCTTTGTTCCATTCAACTAGTCCTTGTTGTAACCAATGAGGTAACCATTCATATGCCATTTGCAATCTACTCAATATCTCTCGAGCAGTGCTTGCTTTGTTAGCTAGTATTGCACAGTTGAATGATTCGTTGAATAAGATAAACCAAAGTATAACAGCAACCATTGTTGTTGTCTTACCAGACTGTCGAGGCATCTTACATATAGAGAAACGATTATGAACAACAGATTTCATTATGTCTAATTGAAAGTCATACAAATCTAGATTGACAACACCTTCATCAATGTTTACAATCTTCATATATGTACGACAAAAGTATTCAATATCCTTAGAGCATTTCACTAACTCTTGGATTTGTTCTTCTGTATAATCTAATGCAACTCCAGCCTTTTTGAGTCTGGGATTACCTAGATAAATTTCATTCGTCGATAATGCCACGTTCTTTCAACTTTGTTCTATTGTTAAGATGTTCAGATACAATCATATCTTTTGATTGTCCATGATACTTAACACCGTAGTTATCCGTGATCATTGCTTCTGCCATCATCATCCATTTGTTTGAAGGAGGATGGAACACTTCAAAGTCACCCAATAATCTACCAAACTTTCCTTTTCCATCCTTGTAAGATTTGAACTTAGTACAATTAGCAAGATACTTTACTACTTGATCTTTTGCTAATATACCATACTTCTTCTCTACAGGATCAGACGTTCTTGATTCTGGTGTATCAATTCCCATTATTCTGATACGTTGGTTTCTTAACCATACACCAAAACCTAAATCAATATCGATGTCAACAGTATCACCGTCAACTACTTTAACTAAATTAAAATTATATTCAAACATTCGTTGACTTATCCTTGTTTTGGTATATAATAAACTATGTGGCCCGGACAGATACTATTCCCATTTACTATTAATACCTTCTACCGCCCAGTCAGTATATGAATAGAGTTGTCCTTTTAAGTTATTTATAGTCTTTATAGATCGATCATTATTGACAACATCATAGATATCATCTGTCTTGCAAGAGTTAAATGTTGCATATGGACTAGAATAGTATGTTTCTCCAGTGGCCATATTCATATAATGATTGGTCTTATGGTTAAGTACTTCTCTATCAAACCATACCCATGCTTCTTGTGAGCTCTTCTTTGGCAACATCCATCTATCTAATTCTGGAAAATGTTTGACAAAGTATATTGCTTTGAGTATCTTATCCCAAGAGTGATTGTATATTCCACTCTCATGCCACATATCCAATTGCTCTTTCATATGATCATCCCACCATGAAGCATGAATGATTGGGTTGTCTTCAAAGAACTCAGTATCTTCTACTCCAACAACTGAGCATCCTAATCTTCTAAATCTTCTTAGTCCTTGTTCAAAGCATTGTATTGGCCAGTTCTCAACGTATCTGTTTATCACAGGCACACCAGTGCCCCATACAATAAAGTCATTTTTAGGATCAATTGCTTTATGATTAACTAATTCAGTTTCAGATACTGCATATGCTGGACAAGGAAACATATCTTGGAATGTATTTTGATAGTAATCTGACTTGACAAATTTAACAACATCTACATTTTGAATATACTCACAGGTAATAGGCATATTGTTTTGTAGATTGTGTATCTCATCATGATTCAATATCTTATGTCTGAATTGATAAATTTGATTGATCTTTACGTGCTCAATGTTTAACTTATCAAAAACATATGCAATGATAGCACTATCACAACCACCACTGACTGGCAACACTAATCTTTTATTTGTTCTTTCTCTAAGTCTTAATGCTGCATCAAAGCAAGCCTCTCTGAATGTCATCTTGGTTTTTTCAAACCTCTGCATCCAATGAAAGCCTTTTTCGTTTATGATATAACTTTTACCTGCGTAGTCTGGATCACCACTATGCCAAATGTACTCATTTTTTAGGTTCATCTAACAA